CATCTAAAATGGTAGCTGGCTTTACAACAACATCCCGAAATCGACCTATGATTGTAGGTAAGTTTCAAGAATATGTTAATGGTAAAGACGTTACAATTCAATCAAAACGTTTGCTTGAAGAGATGAAAGTATTCATGTGGAAAAATGGACGACCAGAAGCCCAACAAGGTTATAATGATGACTTAGTTATGGCATTTGGTATTGCTATGTTTATGAGAGATACTTCATTTAAATTTAGACAAAATGCTTTAGAATCATCTAAAGCTGCTCTAAATAGCATATCAAGGAATACAACACCTTTTGTAGGGGGGTATGGTAATAACAATAGTATTCCAAATCCTTATGAAATAGAAAATCCCTATGGTGGGAAAGAAGATATTACTTGGCTTCTATAAATTAGATAATATTTATAATAATAACACAAACTCATGGCTGATAAAGGCTTATTTAAAAGATTACAAAGATTATTCTCTTCCGACGTAGTAATACGAAACGTAGGAGGCAATCAACTAAAAGTAGTCGATACAGACCACATTCAAACTTCTGGAGAATTTGAAACTAATGCTTTGATGGATCGATTCTCAGGAATCTATCAAAACCCAGCTTCAACTTCTCTTTACGGAGCCCAGTTCAACATGAACTACCAGTATCTGAGAACTTTTATTTACTCAGATTACGATTTAATGGATACAGATGCTATTATTGCTTCTGCCCTTGACATCGTTGCTGATGAATGTTCCCTAAAAAATGACATGGGTGAAGTCCTTCAAATTAAATCATCTGACGAAGACATTCAGAAAATCTTATATAATTTATTCTATGATGTGTTAAACATTGAGTTTAACCTTTGGTCTTGGACTCGTCAAATGTGTAAATATGGTGATTTTTTCTTAAAATTAGAAATCTCAGAAGAATTCGGTGTATTTAATGTAATCCCTTATTCGGCCTATCATATTGAGAGACAAGAAAATTTTGACCCCAAACACCCCTCTAAAGTAATATTTAATTACAACCCAGAAGGCATTTATGGTGGTTCATCATCAGGTTATTACTCAACTCCAAATCAAGATAAACAAAATGGTTCTACTATTCAATTTGATAATTACGAAATTGCCCACTTCAGATTATTATCTGATGTAAATTATCTTCCATATGGTCGTTCATATATTGAACCCGCTCGTAAATTGTATAAACAATACGCATTAATGGAAGATGCAATGTTAATTCATAGAATTGTACGTGCACCCGAAAAACGTATTTTCTATATTAACGTAGGTGCAATTCCCCCAAATGAAGTAGAAAATTTCATGCAGAAGACAATTTCTACAATGAAGCGCACCCCATTAATGGATCATAAAACCGGTGAATATAACCTAAAGTACAATATGCAGAATGTAATGGAGGATTTTTATATCCCCATTAGAGGAAATGATCAGGCAACTAAAATCGATACTACTAAAGGTTTAGAATATGCCGCAATTGAAGATGTTGAATATTTAAGAGAAAAATTATTTGCTGCTCTTAAAGTGCCTAAGGCATTTATGGGATACGATGAAAACTTATCTGGTAAAGCAACATTAGCAGCTGAGGATATTCGCTTTGGTCGTACAATTGATAGATTACAACGTATATTACTATCAGAATTATATAAAATTGCTTTAGTTCACTTATATGCTCAAGGGTATAGAGATGAGCAAATGACTAATTTTGAGTTAGGTTTAACTACACCTTCCATTATTTACGATCAAGAAAAGATTGCATTGATGAAAGAAAAAGTAGAATTAGCTTCACAAATTATGGAAAACAAATTACTTCCTACAGATTGGATTTATGATAATATCTTCCACTTTAGTGAAGATGAATACGATGAGTACAGAGACTTAATTGCCCAAGACCAAAAACGTCAATTCCGTATGAATCAAATTGAAACTGAAGGAAATGATCCACTAACAACAGGTCGTTCATATGGAACACCTCATGATTTAGCTTCACTATATGGAACCGGTAGAATGGATTCAGATCCAGCTAATGTGCCTGATGGTTACTATCCAAATGACAAAGAAACATTAGGTCGTCCAGAAAAAAAAGCATCTAATATTAATACTCAAGATAATGCCTTTGGTAAAGATAGATTAGGTAGAAAAGAAATGAAAGTAGATGATCAACCTGGTTTTAATGAATCTGCTAGTAAAAATTATGCTAAGAATCGTTCATTGCTCGAATCTATGAGTAAAGAGTTAATCTTTACATCAGATAAGAAAAAAGAATCATTATTAGATGAATCAAATATTAAAGAGTAATATCTCCTTATATATTTATAATAAATCCTATTAGGAATGAATATTAAACATTCGAAATACAAAAATACCGGCATTTTATTTGAACTATTAGTTCGTCGAGTAACGGCGGATACTCTTAATGGTAAAGACTCTGAGTCTTTAAAACTTATCCAAAAATATTTCATTAAAAGTGAACTTGGAAGAGAGTATAAATTGTATGAAACTCTTACTAAAAACACCTCTTTAACTGAATCTAAAGCTAATGTAATGATACAAACATTACTTGAAGCTTCTAAAAAGTTAAATCGTAGTGCTCTTAAAAGGGAAAAATATAACCTTATTAATGAAATTAAAAAGCATTATAATATAGAAGAATTTTTTAAGACAAAACTTTCTCATTATAAAACACATGCTGCTTTTTATATGCTAAATGAAATTCAAAATACTGAAGCTTTAGTAGACACAGATATTATTATCAATAATAAAATGACTCTTCTAGAGCATCTTTCAACTTCAAAAGTTAATACTGAAAAAGTTGAAGCTGAAATATTACAAGAATTTCAAACATACGATAAAGATACTCGTATGCTTACTTATAGAATTTTAATGGAAAAATTTAATGGTAAGTATAACAACCTACATGATAGCCAAAAAGAAGTATTAAGACAATATGTTAATTCAGTAGATTCAACCCCAGTATTGAAAGAATTTTATAATAATGAAGTATCTAAGATTAAAACTCAATTAAATGAGTTAATGTCTAAAATCACTGATAAAACAGTTCAAATCAAAATTAATGAAGTATCTAGCTTAATTGAAGAGTTAGATAAAGCAGCTAAAGTTACAAGTGAAAATATTGTAAACATTCTTCAATATCTTGAATTAGTAGAAGAATTAAAAATAGCTCATGGCTGATCGTAAAGTAGGTGATATTAAAACTTCCGGTGGTATAGTAACTACAGTAACTGCTATTGACCCTCAAACTAACTCAGTTTCTTGGGACGTTGATTATTCAGCTGATTACAAAAAATTATTTAATGATATAACTGATTTAATGAATACAGCTCGAGAAGTAGCAGACATCACTGATGAGGCTTTCTTTAGAGACCATTACTTAGATATTAGAAAACGAAGAAATGAGTTAAGAACTTACTTACGTAATAATAAAGCTAAAGAATACGCTCGTATTAAAGGTATGAATGAAATGAGTGGAACAGGAGGTTCAGCTTCATTTGCAGTAGGTACAGGTGGACAATATGCTACACCTTTTGCTTTTAAAAAGAAAAAAAAAATAAAAGAGGGTGATCCTGGAGCCACATTAGGTAAAGGTCCATCAGCTGGTCCCAATGGGGTGAATAAAAATTACTATTACAAATTAGGATTTAAACCTGTAGCTAAACCTCATTCTACAAAAGGCATAGAAGTTCGATATTTATGGGGGAAAAAATAATATGTATAAGTATAAATTAAACCTAAAAGAACAGGATACTGATAGAGTAGCATTTCAAGAAAAACGAATTGCGGCTTTTAAGGATATTGAAGCTCGAATTAATGCTTTATATCCTTTGTTAGATAAGGCAAAAGATGAAACAATAGCTTACTATCAGGAAAAACCAGAATCATATTCTGTAATCATACCTACAGATTTGGTTTTAGATTATATAAAAGATATTGAAAAATTATTAACTAATAAGTAAATGGCAAACACAGATTTTAATACAAGTGCAATCCTAGTAAATGGAACTGAAACTCCAGTTGGGGGTACAGTATCTACAGTTACAGGATCATTTTCAGGCTTTACAATACTATCAGGTTCTGTAAATTTTACCAATTTAGTAGATAATTTTGGAAACGACTTAGCTAGTGCAACATGGACTACAGTTCCAGATGGTACAACAATCCCCTTGTTTGTAAGTTCATCAACAGTTGCTTCAGGCTCAGTACTATTTTACGCTATATCAACTTATACCCCAACAGAATCACCTAACGCTCCAGCCCCATACAATTATGCTGCTTGGGTAACTAAATCACTTCCATAATATGAAAACCTTACAAGAACAATATAATTTATTAAACGAAGGGAAAGGACACAAAGATGTGTTTATGAAATCAGCTCGTAACTTATTTCCATCCTTTTTTAATAACTTTACCAATTATAATACAGCAGTAAAAGTCTTAAAAGATAAAAACATTATCTCAGAAGCTGTAGGTGGTGTAGTTACTGGGGGGAATACATCTCCAAACTGGTTTAAAGTGTTTG